GTAACATGAAGGGTTACTGTAGCTTCTGGCAACATATACGGCGTAGGATCACCATTATTCGTTGTGCAAATTATAAGCTCAACACCATAATATTGACTTACTGACTGAAAATAAATGTCAACAGATGTTAAAACAACACCTTCTACACCACCTACTGGTTCATTAATATAAAATGTTTGGGCAATTGGTTCAGTCATTTATATCTCTTTATTTGTTGTGGGCCACATATGATTCAGCAATATACGTTTTATCGCCAGTTACCGATAATCTATAAACTATGTAATCTTCTCTTGTTTCATATTTAACATTTTTTACAGGAACAAATTTAGTTTGTTTCCCATTATAATCATAATAAGCTATCATAGAACCTTCAGAAATAGTTACTAATTCTTTTCCTGCATTGTCCATCATAACATTATCATATTCATTTGGTTTTTGTGTGCGAAGCAATTCTGGATTAAACGCACCCCAACCCATATCTGTCAATAATGGATGTGTTTCAGAAACAAAGTAATCTACATTGTTAAATGACACAAGTCTTGAATCTAAGTTAGGTGTTCTTACATTAGTAACTGTATTTATTCCAGTATAACCAAGAACCAAATCACCAACTTTTATATATTGAATTTGTTTAAACGAACCATCGGCCATAGCAATTAAAGCCCATGGAACATGGCAATCACCACCGCCACCGCTGCCATCACCACCTTGGTTGCTTCCATCACCACCTGGTTTCGAATTTTGGCCATTATCAGTTTCACCATTTACGCCACTAGTATCTACAGAATTATCTTGAACATTTAATCCAGGAACATCTGAAAATCCTTGATAGGCATTAATAGTTTGGCTAGTATACTGACTGTCACTTATACCAAGACTGTTGAAAGTTCCAAGACTATTAAGACCTGGAGTACTACTTCCGCCACCAAATCCAGATAAATTAGGACTTACGTTATTATCTTGTGGTGTGGAATCTGGATTATCATCTGGTGGAGTAGTATCTACCCAATGGTTATTAGCACCGCCACCGCCACCGCCGCCACCATTTCCTGGAGAAACTGTTCCACCACCGCCGCCACCGCCGCCGCCAGTATTTTGTTGAGTAACAACATTTTGTGTTTGAGTTACTTGGCTAAGATTGAAAGTAGCTTGTTGTGCAGAAAGAATAGATGATCCTTTCGAGATAGAAATATTTGTACCGTAGAAAGTTCCAATAGCCTGAGTTGTAATAGCATTAGCACCAGTTATAATATTTGGTACATCAACTAAACTAACATTTAAAGTAGTCGCAGTAAACGTATTTGCTGGTATGCTAAAATATGCGCGCACAGTACCAGTAGAATCTGAATATAAAGGCGAACCATAAACAACGCTATTATTTGCTAGTTGGAATAAAACATCTGATGCTACAGTTGGTACTGTATCCGTAGGACCAACACCCTGACCAAATTGTTGATATAACGCAGAACCTACATTTTTACCAGAAACTGAATAAAAAGCTGTAGCTGGTAAAAGGAATGGATTGATATCAACGTTGTTTACAAAACCATAAACACGTGTATTTGGTTTCAAACCAGTAGCAGTAAGTTTTGTTATAATTGGTTGCACGTATGGAAGAATAGAAACATCAGTTACAAAAGTTCCAAGATTATAATTCGTAGTACTTACGTTAGCTGCATAGCTCGTACCAGTTCTAGAATAAGTTGTAGTAACTGTTCCTGATTTATCGTCTTTATCACCAGAAGAAGGATTTGTGCTCATTTTTGTATTAGCAACATTTCCAACAGGTGCTTGTATAACCGCCCAATTGCTCCATGATGTTCCGAATGCAGAAGCTATATTTACCCAATTCGAAGAAAGATCAAGATTAGTAGTAACATCTGGAGAAGTTGTTAAATCAGGAGAAGTAGCACCTGATGGGTTAAATGTAATAGTACCATTCCAATTATAGATATTTCCTTCAATTGCATTTCTGTATTTTGAAGCATAAGGCTGTGAAAGATATGGGCTTTCATTGTAATTAAGCATTACATATTTGCCAACTTTTACAGTATTAGAACTAGCATTAGCATTATAACTAATAGGTCTAGACATTTGAGCAAATGCTGGTCTCATATTTCCAGCACTAGAATCAATTGCAATGTTATATGTTGGATCTAAAGTATTACCAATGCTGTGATCAGAAAACGAATCTACAAGGATACCATTTTGGAATCGATTTTGGCCAGTAGTACCAGAACGAACAAGAAGATTGGTTGCTGATTGTTCAAGCAATGATAATGAAGTATAATATTGAAGGTTATTAATTTGCTTGGCGATACCACCAATATCTTTCATAGTATAGCGTTTTTGCTGTGTAATTGTAGTAGTAACAGCATAATCATATCTTCCAGCAATTTTTGCTTCTGGTGTAGATAATGAAGGATATGGAGGAACATTAACAATACCAAGAGTCATTACACCATTTGGTTCTGGTGGTGCAACTGGATTAATCGATGGTTTTCCTTCGAATACTCTAAATTGTCCAGAAGTAGTAATTGCTGCAATATCAGTACGAGCATAATATGATTGAATATTTGCTTGATAATTGGTATCTGGCGTTGGAACAAATGAGCCATAAGATGGATCGATATAATATGTTAACACAGCAGAAGGATTAACTGTTGCAACAGTTGTCCAGTTTGTTGAGTTTGCTGATGCATTAGCAGTATTATTTGCCCAAGGGCGGAAATCGATACTATCTCTCAAATCATATATTATTCCAGAAGTTGAATAATATTGCGGAATAAGTTGAGTTTGAATAGCATATGCATTTGAAGTATTAACGTCATCGATAGGATATGAATTAGCATTAAAGAAACCAACACCCTGAGACTGGTTGTATGTAAATGCATTAAGATCAACGAGTATTCTAGAATTTGCATTTAAGCTATTTCCAATTGCAGAAATTTGTGCAAGACCATAATAATTATCTCTTTGACCATTATCGAATGAGAATGATCCAAGGCTGTTAGAAACAGTATTGCTGAATGTACCATTATTAACGTAAATAGCATTAATGCTGAATACATCAGGAAGACCTAATGACCATGGTCCAGTCGAACCAGCTGGATGACTTGCGCAATTAATAGCAACATAAACATGTGGATTTAATATTTTTTGTACAGGAACAGTAGCTTCTCTAAGAACATCATAGTATACATTCGCGCCCATAGTTCCAGTAAGATTTTCACCAAGATTAAACGTAGCAGATCCACTTGTTGAAATGATATTTCTAGTATTCGCACCAACCATTTTAGTAAAGTCAAGTGGAACGCCAGCTGGAAATATTTTATAATGATTGCTATTTGTATTTGTAGTATTAAATGTATTAGAAACTGTCATCAATGTATTATTTGTGATAGCAGTAATTTGTCTAATTTGATTATTAACATCAATAAAATCACCAACTGAATAATCAGTAAGGAATGCAGTTGAACCATTCGCAACAACATTTGATTGTGAAGCTGTTACAGATACGTTACCATTTTTATTTGCAGTAGTGCCACTAGTAGTTGGGATAATAATAAATGATGCAGTTGCTATACCAGTTTCAGTACCTTCATTTTCGAATATTTCAGTTGCTGAACCTTTTGGTGTTCCAAGAGAAACTGTCATAACACCTGAAGTATTAAATGTAGAAGTATTAGCACGACGATAAACATATTGTTGGTTAGTAAAGCCATTCGTAGAAAGAGCTTTTTGACCGAATGGGAAAATCATTGAATTAAAATTAGATTGCTGGATAACAGCTGTATTGCTTAATGATAATACAATATCTGCAACACCATTAAGGCTGCTTGAATTATAATTGATAATACTTTTTACACTGCTGAAATTCCATCCTGGATACATTTGAACATTGAATAGATAAACAATATATTGTCCAGTTGGAGTGCCAGCAGTACCAGAATTAAATTCTACGCCTCTAATATACGCAGTTCCAATTTGTGTTGTTGCCGAATAACCAACACCAAGGAAAGAATCAGAAGAAATAGCATGTTTTGCTACACTGTGTAATTGAATTTGTTGTAATTTATTTGTTTGGAAATCGCCAACATATTCTTGAACGGTAACATAATAACCATAATTAGTAGTAACAACTGCACCAGTTGAAGGGGCAAGATCAGTTGCTTTTCTTAATGATGTAATATTATTGTTTAAGAAATCTACATTATAACCTTCAACATAACCTTCACCAGCTGAAGAAACTAAGCTGAGATAAGTTGTATTTGAATATGTTGAATTACTTGCTGTATTAGTTTCAACTCTTGGTTTAGTAGAAAGAACAAATGGAGTAACAATAAAATTGCCATTTGTTTCATATGTACGGCGAGCCATTTCATCTTCGATAGAAGCGAACTGAGTATTATTTTTAATTGAAACTGGATAACCTGCAACAAAATCACAAAGTGAGAAAAACGATGTGGTGTTTGAAATTGCATTTGTTTGACGAGTAACAAGAGTTGGGATAAGTTGGAGTCTGTGTGCGCCTGGAGCAAGATAATTCGGAGAACCCGAAGCATTATCATAAAGAGCAGAATTTGCTTCTGGAGTAATGATATTTTCGATTGCTTCAAAACCAACTGAAATATTGTCAGGAGCATTATTAAATGCATCGACTACAATAGTTTGCGGTAATACGTTGATAAAATAACCGTCTTTGAAAATTGTACCGTTTGTTGTTGTAAATGCGTAGCCTACGCCAGTAACGCCATTAGCAGAAGTAGCAGCTGTTACATTGCCGATCGCAACATTTGCTGTAGTTGCGATTACGAGCGTATCATTAGCATTAAATGTAGATTGTGGCGAACCATTTGAATATACTGCAGTGTTAAGATATTTAACATAAAGAGTATTAAGATATGGATCTTGTGATTGGAAACCTTGAACCGCATTAACGATAGATGCTTTAAGGCCATTATTGTTGTAAATAATATTACCAACGAAATTACTAATTGTAAATGCTGTGCCATTTGCATAGTTATCATTAATTTTTACAAATTGATAATTGTTATCAAACGTAAAAGCGCAACCTTCAGTTACTGATCCATCTTTAATTAAATTTCTGCCAAATTTGCTAATTTGATCTTGAAGGATCGACTGCATAGCATTGAGTTCTCTTGTCTGAACAGCAACACCTGGACGATACAAAACTTGATAATAATTTGAATTGGCGTCAAAATCGTCAAAATAAGGTGACTGAGATAGATCAATTTGTAGAGTCATATTTTCCTCTGTATTAGAACTGAATAACTATTTTAACAACTTCACTAGAAGTATTCGATAAAGTAACTGGTGCAAAATTTTCTAGATAGATAACATCACCAGAAAGTCTTACAAGATCAGGATAAACAATACTGTTATTAACTGTATTTAATCCTATTGCTCCAGAATTAGAACCAACCATATTAGCAGATAATAATCCACTTTGGAATTTATTTGGACCACTAATATTATTTAACACTAAAACAGTATAAACATTAGCTATAGTTGCACCTGTATTTAGGAGATTTTTAAAGATATCTCCATTCGAAAATGATTTATTCTTTGCAGTAACTCTTAAATATGTGTTATTCGCGAATGTAACAATACCTGTTCCATTTGAACTTGCATTTTGGCTTGAGATAATATCACCAACATTAAATGTTCCATTTGCTCCAGTATACACAATATCAACATCATTATTTGTTGAAATAATAGTACCGTAAGCATTTGTGCTTACTTGTGTTAATACTTCAAATTGTTGAAATGGTGCTGAGTTTGAAGTTAATGGCATTCTTAATGTTTGGTTAAAATATTGACCAAATATGTTTGTAACATTAATGGTGTTATTAGAACCGTAAAGAGAAACAACATTAGCCTGAGCGCCACTTACGTAATCAGTAATATAACTATTAGAAGTAAATGAACCTTCAACATTTGAAAGAGCAATTTGAGTATTAGTATTCAATGCGATAATTTGAGCAGTAGATAATGAAGTATTTTCTGTAACAATTTCAACATTTGAAAGCAAACTAAAATATACAGTATTTTGAGCAGCTACGTTAGCTTTAGAACCAGAATTTATGCCAATAATATTATCATTTGATAGAACGCCATTAGCAAACATCATATTTGCTGCAAAAGTCCCTTGGGCATTATAAAGAACAAGAGTTCCTTGAGTAGAATTAGCAACATTAGCTGTGTATGAAAGAACCATACCAACACCAACAGTTTGTTGATTTGACATTACAGTAGAAATAGTATTTACTACAGCATTCGAACCTGAAGTAACACCTTTAATTTGATAAGTATTTGAAAAATATCCATTTGTAGGATTTACAACAATTGTAGTGCTATTGGCAGAAAAAACTGCACCAGTAGCAATATTAGCGGAACCATTACTTTGGTAAACTATTTCTTTAACAGTAAATGCGCCTGTATTAGAAGAAATGTTTAACCCATCCATTTCCATGTTACCTAATTGTAACACGCTTTCGTTATTAGAAAACGGCGAAGAAACATTAGTAAGTTGTAATTTTACTCTGCTAAAATTATTAAGGTTTACTGTAAGATCATTGTACAATGGATCTTCTAAAATACCTACTTTGCGGTATTTACCATAAACTGGGAAAATATATCCTTCAGTTGAGCCGTTAGCAATATTAACTGTTATACCAACGTATGATGCGCCAAGTTCAGAATATGTATTTGAACCATGTCCCGTTGCTGGTGAAATAGTTGGAGAAGCATTTGCTCCACTACCATAATTGGAATTGGCTGAAATTGCAATCGTAGCATTAGAATAGTTAGATCCTGGATTAATTACAACAATTTGCTGAATATTATTTGTAGAATTTGTTGCATTATTAACAACCGCATATGCAGCAGCATTTGTTCCATCACCATTGATAGTTACTGTTGGTGAAATAATATACTGAGTAAGAGCATTTGGAATTGTGTAATATGAAATTAAATTAGCAGTTCCAAGAGAAGCGTATGTTGATGAATCTCTAGCAGTAAGAGTTTGACCAAGAACGAAAGTTCCAGTTGGAGCAGTAGTTGTAATATTAGGATAGCTAATTTGAGAAACGATAGATGCTTTTTGTAAAGATGATTCACCTCTTACAAAAAGTCCAGGAGTAATAGTGCCATTAACATTAGTAAGAATAAGTGTTGATGAATTAGCATATGATATAATAGCGTTAGCACCCTGATAGATATTATTAATGTCTACTTGATCGACCTTTTCGCCGATAATGAAATTTTGACCAACAGTAGCTACGTTATTATAAGTTAAATTGATACCATTAAGATTAGTATTTGAAATATAAGCATTAGCAGAAGTTAATGTAGTTGATAAAATATCAGCTGCATAAGGCATCAAATAATATGAATTAGCAACAAGAGTATTTGAAAATGGAGTTGCTGTAGTTACAACTGTTGTATTAACAGCCGTAATTCTACGCATATTAGTATTTGCGTTTGAACCAACACGAATAAAGTTGTTTACTGAAAAAGTAGTATTCGCTGTACCAGTTGAAATATAAACGTAACTTAAACCGTTATTGCTTGTTGATACTGTATTAATAACAGCATTTGAACTTGAAGTAGAACCTTTAGCTTGATAAGAATTTGACCAAGAACCAGTCGAATTACCAACATAAATTGTAGAACTATTTGAGCTGAACACAACACCATTAGCAACAGTAGCCGAACCATTACTTTGATAGATTGTTTCGCCGTTTGCAAATGCACCTGTATTTGAGGTAATATTTAATACTTGGAATGGCTGAACTGTAGCAGTGCCTGATTCTAATGTGCCTCCTTGTGTGACATCATAGATAGGCGTGTTAAGAGCGAATGTATTTGCGCCACTGTTACGGACAACTTGAAGGACTGTAGAATTAGCAGTTATAATAGTGCCATTTGCGCCTGTGTCTGTTTGAATGATAGTATCACCAACTTGGAAAACACCCTGTTTATAATAATAAACAATGCTGTCAATATTTTGAGTAAGGATATTACCGACAGAAATAGAACCAGTTTGAGCTGATAAATTAAACACAGCATAAGTGTTAAATGCAGGTGTTACAGTAACTAATTTATTAAGTCCATCATATTTTGTAATTTTGCTAATTTGACCAGCACCGAAACCTGCATTAAGATACATCGATGAACCAGTATAATAATCATTATATGGTGATGCGCCACTGTCGATACCGACTGTGTGATTGTTAATAGCTGATGTAAGATAACCAGAATAATATGACTGATAATTATTACCGCCAGCAGTAACACGAATAACATCGATGGTTCCTGGAACTGCATTCGAAGTTACGTTTGCATTTGGTGTTACTGGTATATATGTGTTGGATGTAAAATTAGTATTAGCATCTGTGCTAATAGAATACATGTATTTCCACACGTATCCGTCTGACGTATTAAATGTACCATATGGTGTTGTAAGAGATGGCTTTACTGTTGAATTAGCACCATTGTTATTGTCGATTACTTTGTAAACTTGATAATTATCGGTAACTACGAAAAAATATTTTGAATAAAGATTACCATCATTTTGATCATATCTATCAAAGTATGTATTGTTAGACCAATTATAACGAGGAATCATTTGAATGATATTATTGTTACCGATTCTCAAACCAAAAGTAAGGTCATCATAAATTACTGATTCGTGTTGAGAAACTGAAGCATTTGCTACAAGAACATTCGAATCGTCAATAGCACCATTGGCATCAGTCCATGGTGTTGGTTTGGCGAAATACATAAAGTATGCTTTTCGCGATGCAGTGATGTTCGTGATAAACGAATTAACAGCATCAAGATATTGGTGAATAGTTAGTACTGCCATTTTAATTCCAACGATTGTTTATTGTATTTATGATGTTGATTGGACAAGTGAGAAAGATACTGGTGCTGATTCTTGATTTGTTAATTCACTAACAACAGAAAATTTACCATAAAGAGCAACGCCTGAAGGGTGAATCAAATCTCTAACAAAATTTTCATACGTATCAATCATTCTTGTTGCGATAATTTGATATGAATAAACTTGATAAAATTCATCATCTTGAAGATATATAGTATCGCTAGTGAA